TTATTTCCTGCGTGGAATAGTAACATTATCTTCTTTCTTTTTCTTTTCTTTTATTTCCTTTCCTTTACTTTTCTTTTCTTTGCTATCGTCTGCTATACCACCGTTATTCGATGTTATAGCACTGCTATCGTCTGCTATACCACCGTTATTCGGTCTGTCAGCCTGTTTATTCCAGCGTTTAGCGATGTTACGTCTGCCTGCTTCGCTGCGTCTCTCTCTCTGTTCATCTATCGCCTGAAAGCGTCTCTTGTGGGCTTCGCTGAAAAGGCGGTCATCTCTGACCTGTAACAGATTAACCTTACAGCAGAAGTCAACAATACCTGTCAGGGTGTCGGGGTCTGTGTCAAAGTCATTTGCAAGGAGTTCCTTTGTCAGGTCGTTATACTCAATCTCAAAGTTATCGCTCCCTGTCAGGGTCTCTAAGATGAAACACCACACGGCATAACCTGTGTGTCCGTATTGTCTCCTCAAAGCCCTAATCTTGATGTCATTGCGCATATCATAGTCGTGTCCGAAGAAACGTGCGCTGTTTGAATTTGGTTGTGGCATATCTGTCTGATGTTTTACATATAGGCGATGATTGACTTGCGCAACCTCTCGTTTCGGCTGTCCCAAGAGAATGAGCGTATCATCCATTGCTTGTATTGGGTTGGTATATCTTTTATCTTCGTGCCTTTGTATTTGCCGAAAGGCATTGTCTCTATCGGTGCGGAAGCCTTTGCATCGACCGCCTGTGTGTCAGCCCTCGTATATTTGCCGATGTCGTGTATCGGTATGCCTGACAGCAAGCGACCGCCTGTGCCGAACATTCTCCACATCTTGCCCTGCTCAAATGTGATGTCCTCGACCTTGCCGAAACGGTCGACATTCCCTCCGAGGTCAATAACGAGACAATCTTGCTTGTCAGGGTCTATGCGTGTGCCGCGTCCGATAATCTGATAATACAAGGCTATGCTCGCTGTGCTGATACCCAAGACGATGCAATCAATGCCTGTATAATCAAAGCCTGTTGAAAGGACACGGACATTGAAGATGACCCTGATTTCCCCTGCCCTGAAACGTCTGATGATGTCAGCACGCTCCTGTTTCGGCATATCGCCATAAATGACAGCAGAGTTAGGGTAACAAGCCGCAAGGTCTTGCGCATCAGAGACAGACGGAGCAAAGGCGAGAATATGTTTTCTTTCAGGGTGGTTGTTCAGGGCTTCTATGATTGACTGTGTGCCACCATTGGCTTCGTATGCTGCCTGAACACTCTCCTCTGTGTATTCTGACTTGCTGCTGTTGAACACCAACTTTGAACCGTCAAAGGCTGATGTCTGATACAGGAGTGGCGACCAATACTTCAAGTCCACCATTTCCTGAACCTGTCCGACATGAATAATGTCTTTGAAGAAATTGCCTTTCTTGCTTCGTGATGTCAGCATAACGAGTTTTGAGAACGTGTTGCCATCTCTGTCATAGTTGGTCTGCAACTTAACAGGGGTGGCGGTGATACCCAAGACGTGCGTTATACCGCTGTCGGTCAGGAAGCGACCGAGCATACTGTCTGCTTCCCTCGGATAAAGGTGCGCTTCATCAATGAGCATCTTCGTGAACCCCATACGCTTAAAATCAGCCCCGAGAGACTTTATAGAACCAATGGTCGCATAAGTAATCGGCATAACCTCCTTTCGACCGAAACTCGCGCTGTAAATGCCCGCTTGTGAGCCAAAATCTCCGCACAGGGTTAGATATTTCATATAGTTCTGTTCTAACAGTTCCTTTGACGGCTGCAAGACAATCAGTCTGTCGTTACAGTTCTTTGCGACAAAGGCTGTCAGTATTGACTTGCCCCAAGCCGTAGGTAAGACGATGAGCGAGGGGCGAGGCTTGTTCTGTCTGAAAAACTCTATCGCTTTCCTGACAGGCTCTGTTTGATTTTGTCTTAATTCTATCATTCTATTGTCATCTGTGACCGTGAAAAATGCCACACGGTCAGGGCTAACCACGCTAACAGCAGCGCAGGGTTTTCTTTCGGCAGACCCACCCTTCGTGTGGCTGATGTTGATAATACCTTTCATTGCTCGCTTATGGTTATTTCGCTTGCATTGTAAGCACTTTCAGAGAATGCGTTTCTTGATGTCATCAGGCAACGCAGACATTGGAAACTGTCGCTTGGCTTTCAGTTTCTTCAAGAGATTGTCAGCCATCCATTTCTTGGTTTCGATACGAAGCCCCTTACCTGTCAGGCTCTGTCGCATAAGTTCGATATACTCAATAGCCTGTTCCATGTCTCTGTTACTGATGATATACATACGCTCTGTGTCTCTGATATTATACTTTCAATAAGAACCGTCTCGCACCCTGATATGGGGTTGTAAACTCCTGTGCAAGGTCAGGGTGTGCCTTTGCGAAAGCCTTGCTGTCAAACTTTTCTGATGGCTTAGGGGCTTTCCATGTGGCAATCGTCTGACCACCGTAACTGATGGCTTCTGCGTCCCCAAAGCCTAACTTAATCTTGGCTTCGAGTTCGTCTTTCTGCTCGTCAAGTTGGGCAATCTGCTCTTTCAGGGCTTTCAGGTCGTTACAGGCTGTGAAGATGTCATCTGATGTCTCGATAACCTTGCCGTCTGTGTGACGGTTATATTTCAACAGCACGTCTGATACATCTTGGGCTTCGGGTTCGATATTTCCGATGATGTTGTCTTTCCAAAACTTCTCGACCTCCTCGACCATCCAAGCATAGAAATCAGAAACAAACTCAATGTCCTTATAGCCGAACTCCCTGCCCGAACACAACCAAGCAAGGCTTCCCTGTTCGTATTCAGCGACACCCAACTGATACTGCACCTGACAAAACCAATGCTTGGGGAGGTCGTCAGCGTCAATCTTCATCTGTGTTGTCTTGCATTCCAAGATACCCTTGTTACGGTCGTTGCGTGGCTGACCTGACAGCCAATAAGTGCGGTCAGGGCTAACCTGTAAATACGGACGCTTTGTGTTGCGTATGAGCCAATCCCCTGCGCTGCGTTTGATGATGTCACGACCTGTTTCATCGTGCCAAAACAGGCTGACCGCATCTTCGAGGTAATGACCTGCTCGCATTGCAAAGGTCTCGTCTTTCGGAGCGTCAAGACCTTTCTTGCGTCTCCATAACTGATAGGGGGTTTCCCACGGGTTCAAACCGAGTATCGTTGCGACCTCTGATGAACCGATACCTGGCTGTCTGTGTTGCAGCCATTCTTCTCTGTCCTTTGGACGAATAATCTGTGTTGCCATAATTAACTGTTATTGGGTTGTTAGATGACAGGAGAGAGCCGAAGCCCTCTCCCTATAATGTTACTTACGAATGAGGAAATAATCAGCCCACAGGTAGTTGAACTGCTTACCACAGTAGTCGGCTAACGCTTCGCTCCGCAAGCAAAGGCGAGAGCCGAAGTGCGCAGCCGTATACGAGGGAGCGAGAAGCGAGTGCGCAGAAGCGAAGCCGCAATAGTCGCCAACATAATCTGCGAGGTTCATCAGGGAACGCTGTTCTTTCCATTGCTCTGACTTATTTTCGAGTTCGTCAGCCGTCCACAGGGTAAACCACGGCATCCAACGCACCTCGTCTTCTGTGAACTTTGGCACCCACCCCTCATTGAGAACCGAGACGATGATACGCAACTTATGGTATGCTTTCTCATCGGGCATGAAGTTTTGGTCATCAAGCCAATCTTCAAACTCTTGCGGGTCATTGCCTGATGCAATGCAAGCGTCTTCCCATGTCTTGATACGCTCTGTGACAGGGCGGTTGTCTGTCTGTGTCTGACCGAGTGGCAGGTCAGGGAAGAGAGCCTGTAAAAGCGATTTACCGCTCTCTGTTGCCGTTTCGTATGCGGCAATGATGTTCTCTTGCTTAATTTTCATTTTCGCTGTTATTTGGGTTGTTCTTGGGTTGATTGATTATTCTCTTTGATTTCGCCTGTGTCAGGGTCAACATTTACAGGTGCGGTCTCTGTCTCTGATGATGTCTGTGCGCCCTGTGTCATCGCCTGTTCGACACGCTTCTTTTTGGCTTCGGCTTCCTTGCGAGCCTTTGCAGCGATAGAGTTGCTGTCTGCCGTGTTCTGCTTGAAGGTCTCCTGAACGGTGGTTGTTCCCTCTTTGATAGCGTTGGCGAGACCTCGTAACTCAAAGACAAGTTCATTGTCTATCTGTTCTATTGACTTCACTCCGCAATAGGTCAGGAGTTCAGACTGCGTAACACCGATAGTCTGAAAGTATTGCACCATTCGCTGTCTGCGTGTTTCAAGGTCAATAGACTTGCCGAGGGCGACCTCCTTAATCTTATTTATGACCTTTTTCGTTACCGCCTTGGGGACAACTTTCAGGACAGCGTTACGGAAAGCGATAGAGGACGCTGCATTGCCTGTCACGACCTGCATATCCTCACTGAAAGTCTTGCCGTTGCGGTCTGTGATTTTACGCTTCACTTCGACCGAGACAGCGAGGTTGGTTTCAAGGTCATGGCAAATGCCCTGACAGGTGATTGTCCGACCGTCATTGCCGATGATGCGAGACTGAACACGGAGGTTTCCCCAAGCCCCTGCGATGATTTCAGCAAGGCGGACGCTGACCCCCTCGATGACAGACGCATTGCTGCCGCTGCCCCTGCGCAGAGCGTAGAAGCAATCCTCGGCTGTCTCTGTGTCCATAGTGGCATAGGTCTCAATTTGGTTTAACACTTGCGACAGGTCGCGTGGGTACTGTTTTGCCGTGGCAATCTGAATGTCCACCTCGGCACGGTTGATAGCCTGAAGCATATCAGCCTGTTTGATTTCGATGATTTCAGTTTCCATTTTTAATTGGATTTTGAAAATTGAACAATAAGTTATTTAACTCGGATTGGTGTTGCTGTGAGTATGCGATACCACTTTAAGTCGTCAATGACTTTCGGGGTCTTCGCTATGCCAAAGGTTGCACTCTCTGTGTTGCATTGCTGACATATCAGAGCAGCAACGTATTTGCAAGAGCAGCGCATTGAATTCTCTCGCTTGCTGTAATGTCTGACCTTTGCGCCCTCTGACAGGTCAAAGCCGTATGCGAAATACCATTGTTTCGTGTCGGTGTCCTGTGCAAAGAGAACACGCATACCTGTCTGTATTTTCAATTCCTCTGTCGCACAGACATTGAAACAAGCGTATTTTCCTGTGGCTGATATACGCACCTGTCTGATGTCAGACGCTTTCGGACACTCGCTGTGTGTCGGTCGCTTATAGATGTGTAAGTTCATACTGTGTAATGTGTTTACAGAGCGTGGGCAAAGTGCTGCCGCACACCGAGGTTAATGCTGTTGATACCACTCTTTACTTTCTGATACGATAGCCCTGACAAGTCCTTGCAGTCATTCAGAGACATACCTTGCACACATCGACACTCCCATATCGTTACCAATACAGGGGGGTAGGTCATGCGAATGTATTGCTTAATAGAATAGACGAGCCGACCCTTATCGGGCTGTTCTTGGGGTTCTGTATCTGTCTGTGTGTCTCTGTCAGGCAAGAGCGAGAAAAAGAGTTCATCGGGGTTCAAAAGGATGTAATCTTCGCTGATATGCTTACGGCTGATGCGGTTGTATTCCTTGACGAACATCTGCCGTGGGTCATCAGTCTGTCCTTTGAATTGATTGTGAATGCTGATATAGGCATCGTGGAAAGCGTCCTCGTCAAAAGCCCCTGACAGAGACAGGCTTTCTTTCAGACGGTTGTAATTCTTGGCAAACCAACCGTCAAATACTGCTGTCATTTGGTTTACTTTCATCTGTCTATGGTCGTTTATGGGTTACTGTATAGGTTGTTGCTTTCGCCTGTATTTCCGCTTCTGACAACACCTTATTGTCAAGCATCCACGCTTCAAGTTCGGGCTTGTTGAAGTACAACTTGCGGTTCTTTTTATAGTGTGGTATCTGCTTGCCTGATGTCAGGCGGTAAAGGTGTCCTGTGGTAAAGCCTGTCAGCAAGGCGGCTTCCTCAATGTCTAACACCGTCTTTGCGCCTATCAGGGTCAGACGCTCGATGCGGTCAAGACGCTCGGTAATCTGTTTGGTGTCCTCTGCGCTCATGGTCAATCCTCCTCGTTAGCGCAACGGTCAACCCATTCAGGAAACATACCTTTGCGGTAAAAATACTTACAGGCGAAAAACACAAGAGCGAAAACTGCAAGAGCAATCGTCTTGGTCAATACAAAGCGAGTGAGAGACATCGGGTTTTCAGGGCTTTCTTCACCTGCCATAACCAAGAATGAAATCATGCCGACTGTCATCAGAGACAGGAACAGCGTCCATTGAGCAAAAGGTTTGATTGTTGTTTTCATACGGCAGCCTCCTTTTGTGTTTCCTGTGAGAGACGGTCTGCCACTCTCTGTCTGATGACATAGATAGTGCCTGGGCTGTGAATGTTGTGTTTCTTCATCAGATACTCAACAACACGGCTCTTGCTCTGACCCTCAACGGAAATCAGTTCGTTGTATTCGTTGAAGATTGATAAATCTCGTGCGTCTCTGTCTTCCTGACATTGAGTCCGCAGAATTGGAATGTCTTTTCTCTGTGTCATAAATACATCGTTTATTGGTTAAATGTTAAATTCTGTTTTCTTTTCCGATTTTACTTATCAGTTTATATCCGATATTAAATCTTTTTTCTTATCTTTGCACGGTCATAAAACCGTAACTGACCGCAAAGTTAAAACAATAATTCTGATTAAACATAAATATAGTTTTGTTTTCTGATAAGATTTAATAATTTTTTTCATTCAACCCAACGAATAGTTATGATTGAAGAAAAAGTAAAAGGTCTCTTACAGGCGCAGAACAAAAGGGTCAAAGACCTGTGCGCCTACATTGAAATGTCGGACACGGCTCTCCGCAAGATGTATGCCCGAGATAGTTGTGAGGTTAGTACCCTGATAAAGATTGCTAACTTCTTTAATGTCAGCCCATCATACTTCTTTGATGACAAGGGTGCGGTCTCTGTTAATGCGTCAAATGACAGTATCGCTGTCGGTGGCAATGCGCATAACGTCAACTCATTCAAAGCCATACAGGAAATGATTGCAGAGGTGGCAGCGCAACGCAGACTGACAGAGAAAGCGATGTCACAAATAGAGAAATTGGTTGGTGTGATTGACCAACTTTCAAAACATAACTAGAGTTTGATTTTGTCAGTGTCATACATTGACCCTGATTTTACCTAAACGGTGTAATATGAAAGCAAATGTAATTATAGCCACTCTGATGATGTCAGCGGCAGTGCTTGGTGGGTGTTCCTCTGATGACCGCTCGCCTGTTGAGAAAGCCAACAGCCTATTAAGACAGCGCAACCTGTGGGCTGTGGAAAAATTGGATAGCGTCTTTGAATATCAAGATACGCACAGTTGCCTGTGTGCGGCATACAACCTCCAATGGATTGCAGACAGTGTCCTAATCAGTCATCAGAGAAGCGGCACACCTTTTTCGACCCCTGAAAAGAAAGACGCTCTTGACAACTCTAAAATGGCCCGCGACCTGAAAGTCAAAGCAGCCGAACTGACCCTCAAACACGACCTCTCCCATGACAAGAAAGAGTTTGTCGGTTTCTCTGTGTTAATGGCTGACAGCCTGACAGGAACAGTGATGCGTGTTTTCTTTGACAAAGACATAACAAAAATTTCAGCAATAGACAGAAACTATGAATAAACGGCTTCTTGAAATAATCAAATATAAGACAGGCGGCAAACAAACCAACTTTGCGGAACTTATGGGGTGGTCGCCACAGTATCTCGCCAAACTTCTCAAAGGCGATAACTTCGGGTTGCAGCCGATACTATCCCTGCTGTCTGCGTTCCCTGAAATCAGCGCACGGTGGCTGCTCTTTGGCGAGGGTCAGATGTTAGAGGTGGGGCGGCTCTTTGACCTCCAACGACAGACGATGACCCACATTCAGTCTCTGCTTGACCTTGAAAAGTATATCCCTGTGATGACAGGAGAGGAAATCAGAGAGTTTGAGGACGCAATAAAAACAGGTCGTAAGCCCTCTTACAACCCCGACACGCTCTCTGATATGTCAAGACGATTGACCGACCGCACAGAAGAAATAAACGCGAAATTCGCCCAAGCAACACTTAAATCAGACGAACTATGCAGACAGCGGACAGCCAAAAAGTAATCAGACGCTTCTTTCAGGCTCTCCAATACCTGAAAGATACAAAGGTCATCAGGGGAAAGCAGACCTTTACAAGGGCATACGGCATAAACAGGTGGAATATGCTTACGCTTGAAAAGAACCCACAGAGCGACATATTTCAGGCAGCGTGGCTGACATACCTTGTGCAAGACTTTGGGGTGTCGGCTCAATGGCTTCTGACAGGTCGCGGAGATATGATGTCAGCACACCCGAAATGACCCCTGTTTTTGCAAATCTGTTGTCATTCTGTTGCTAACAGTTATGGTCTCTCTTTCTATACATTTGACATACAGGTATTTATAGAAGTATTTACACATTCTCTGCGTGGGGAAATTCATTTGCCGCAAACAACGTCAACGGCAACAATAATTATGTTGGCAACGTTTCCCTCAGCAACAATCTTCTCATTGAGAATGACTCTCTTCGCAAAGAGGTCGAAAGCCTGAAAGAGACCCTAAAGGCTAAAGACGAAGCCCTTAAAGCCAAGGACGAAGTCATCCAAACAAAGATTGATTACATCGAAACACTCAAAGCTCAAAATTCCTCAAAATAATGAGCAAACTTCACATGGTTTTTGTTTTGGAGTTTAGGTTCATTTAAACAAGAACCAAGTGATATGAAAACAGGATATAACACATCTACATATTCTAAAGGTGCTCTTAATTGGAGCACCTTTAATATTTAATAAGGTTCGCGCACATACACGTATAAGGAGGTCATTTCCCACAGTATAGACCAGATAAGCATAAACCTATTTTCTTCATTAGTTTATATCGCCTGGCTTTACCATCATTTTCTACCTAAAAACTGCTTTTTTTACTCGTTTTCTGTTAAGGGATGTTAAATTTTGTACTCATTGTGTATTTTTTACGCAAATAATTTTGCCAGTTCAAAATAACTCTTTACCTTTGCGTCAGAATTACACAATGAATGTAATAACAGTATTAACAAATAAACAATATTCAATTATGAGACTATTTAGTTTTTTGAACAGAAAGAACGAGAGTGCTAACGCAGCTATCTCCATGCTGCCAGTTTTAAATCCTGCCGATCAATCAGAGGAAGAGGTCAACAGCGTGATGACATCATCCGAGCCTGAGTCTTCAGAGAACAAGCCATTGACTGTCTCCTATGCTACAGGATGGCCTATCGACATCATCTACGGCTATCTTCACAAGAACTACGAAGAGAAGGGGTTCGCTGATTCCATGATCAAAAGCGATTTGGCTTTCAGGGATATGAACATGAGCATCATCAAGAACAAGATCCTGATGGTGTTCCGGGAAATCAACCTGAATTACGATGTGATGAAAAGGGATGTAGAAACTCGAATGGACACCTGCAGTGCCGCTGGACTGATTTCAACAGTGACTGAACTGGAGAACCAAATGTCAATCATTACCACGCACAAGCAGGAATTGGAACAGCTTGAAAGAGAGTTCAAGGCCGACGACCAGGCTTCTGTTCCTCTTCAGTCGTACAACTGTGGTTTCCTTAGAGGAGTTGCTACCATCGCAATGACATCTCCCCAAAGAAAAGTCATGCCACAGGTGAATGCCTCCCAGCCTCTTTCACAACAAAGAGCTACAGCATAGAAGAGTGAAATATAAAAGAAGTCAAACCCATAAAAAAGATACATTATGAACTGGTGGATTAAATTCGGTTGCATGTTGACAGGATGGAGTTCTGGAGTACTGTCACAGTGTTCAGAGGCAAGTAAATGCCAATTGAGCAAGTACACGTCCGCATTGCTGATACTTATCCTTATCTGGGGAGTTACAGGTTTCTGTTTTGCACAAAGATATATTGGACTGCCCACTTGGGCTTGCGGATTCGTATCATTGTTCTTTATCACAATCGTTATTATGATTGAACGTCAGATCATTCTGACAAGTGAGAAAACCTTCTCGATGGTGGCTTTCAGAGCAATCATAGCCTTTATCATGGCCATTGTCGGCTCTACGATATTCGACCAGACCATGTTTGGTAAGGACATCGACAAGCAAATGACAAATACCATTGAGGTGCAAGTAGCAGATCTTACCAACCAAAGAGTAAGGATTATCGATGAAAAGCTGGCTGCATTACACATGGAAATCGATTCTATTGACCGTGTAAACGCTGTTTTACAAGCAGACATTAACGCCCATCCGTTTGTCATCCAGAAGTCGGTCACCAATAGTACTTCAAAGCTGGTCATGCCTGACGGCCAAATAAAGACTGTAACAAATCCTTCTGTTACAACCAATCAGGTGGCCAACCCCAAACAGGCTCTTTTGGAGTCCAACAGCAAGACTGTCGATAAGCTGCGTGAGCAAGAACAAAAGTGGACTGAGAAAAAGCAAAATGTGGAGGAAGACGTTAGGCGTGAATGCAAGGAAAGTGTCGGTTTCCTTGAAGAATTGGAAGCTATGTGGGACATTATCACAACAAGGAAACTGGCAGGTGCTTTTTACATTGTATTCTTCGTCCTGTTGATGAGCCTTGAACTATTTGTAGTGGTCAGCAAGCTTGTTGATAAGGAATGTGACTATGAGGCAGCCATCAAAGGTGCCCAGAAAGTAAGGATTGTACAATTCTCTAACGCCTTTAACAGAGTAACATTACAAAAAGCCCGTGTCGTATGAGAACCATATTGCTTGCAGCGTTGTTATACTTGACACCTAATGTTTCAAGCAGCGACAACAACACAGTGTACATCAGCAAAGGCAGCAGTGCCTATGCGTATCACGTGAAGAAATCATGCAGGACACTCAAAAGGTGTAACGAAGAAGGACATGTAATGGCGGTTACATTAGCTAAGGCGAAAGAGATGGGACGCAGACCCTGCAAGGTATGTTATAAGTAGGATGGCCTGAAGTTATACTTCAACCATTAATATTGTTTATTTGTCGTGTGCGGCCTTGTCCGCAAGGCTGCACACTTTCAAAAGAAACCACAACAAATATTATACATATGAATAGTTTCAACAATATCTTAGACATGTTCCCGAAAAGGGAAATGAAAGACAAGATCAATGACATTATCGTTGTCATAAATGAGCTTTCGCAAAAGACACCTGTTGTCGGATTCCACCATTCTTTCTATGTACCAGGATGGATCGGTTTCTTCCAAATCATGGCCGTAGAGAGCAAGATGAACAAATTCGCATCACAGACTTTCTGCAGAAACATGAACTACTTTGAATTTGGTGACTGGATCATAAACAAGTCAAAGGAAGTCGCTGAACTTCAGAAAGGAATGACAACAGATGATACGCAAATGACTCAATCACAGAACGAAGCCATAATTCGTGTGTTTAAGGTTTTGGCTGCCTTATGGATGAACTATTTACCAGAGGTTTCTACGTATCACAGCATAAAGTACACAGAAAACACTCTTATCTCTCCTGCCGGAATGGTTTATAAGGGACTTGAAGAGAACCTTAAAGAATTAGGATATGAACAAAGTGACGACAGCGGACAGGCTTCTAAGTCAAGTGCAAAAGATGATGCTAAAGGCTGTCTGTACAGTATCGCTGGATATATCCTGAATATTCTCCTGCTTGCCGCCATATTCGGCTTGCTTGGGGCAATATTTGGCTAATTTTTACGTTATATATATAGGTGTAACTTGTTGTCACAAACGACAATAGAAAGATTATCATCTACGTCACATTCAAATCAAAAAAGAAGATTATGTGGAACCCATTTAAGAAAAAAGACCCTATGAAGGAAATTGCAGGTGTTCACCACTTGGCAGAATCCTTCTTCCCCCAACTCGTGAAGGAATATAATAGCCACAAATACGAAGAGGACATCTTTGAGAACATCAAACTGTGGAAAGAATTGCTTGCAAAAGAATCTTCCGACAAGGACTTCCGATTCAAACAAATTAAAGCTATAGGTAGTGATTTCAAGAACAACCATGACAATTACATTGTCTTGATAACGTGGCCTGAAGTAGCTTTCCCCACCTCTGCTAAAGCTTGTCTGATAGCTATTAACCGTCCAATGCACACGGCTTCCCAATACATTCTTGAATCCTCTTTTGGTGGTTCAATGGTCATCAAGTTAGAAAATGGAATGAGAATGAATACAGGGATAACAATACCAGCAGATAAAAATGAAATGGCCAATTTCACAATGACTGTTGTCAATAAAGAAGGTATCCGTTGGAAATAACAAATTGAATCAATAACTTTGCAAAAAAATATTATGATAGAACTAAGACCCGCATTTGAAGAAGCTCTGAGAAATTTAGGAAACTGGAGAAACAAGTACCCCCATCAGGTATATCCTCACAAGATTGTCCTAAACATGATGTATAGAGCATACAGCACCCGTCTCGTTTATCAAGCATTCGCCAACGACGAAATGCCTGAGTTTGACGATTTTCAAGAAGCTGCGAAATACGTCATTGCATTCTATGGAGAAACCGCACTGAGAGAAGTAATGCCATATCTTGAAGGATGGATGGCAAACAACCCTTATGAGCAAGTTGGCCCTTTGAGTACTGCCCGATATGAAAAACTGGCCACCCAAGCGGAAACAGACAAGAAATTTCAGGAGGAACTTGAATTTTCATATATCTTCGAGTTGCTAAACGACATGAGCGTGCTCTATTTCATAGCTTTCAGGTTGACTGGAGAATCGGAGGTTGATGCCATCGCAAAAATGAGTGACATTATCATTGAGCCTCTTGAACACATGGATTACACCATTACCAAGCAAGTTTTTCAACAGCTGCTTATTGGAAGATACATGAGCATGAATTACCATCCACTGCCATAA